CTATGAGTGAGGGCTGGCCAGAGGGTTTAATCTGACCGCGTCATCAAGGTGATCGGGGGCAAAGTGTGCGTATCTCATGGTCATCGTGATAGTGCTGTGACCGAGGATGCGCTGTAGGACAAGGATATTACCACCGTTCATCATGAAATGGCTCGCAAACGTATGCCGTAACACGTGAGAAAGTTGCCCTTCGGGCAATTTTACCCCTGAATTGTCGGCGGCGTATTCGAATGCGTCATAGCATGGGGGGAACAATCGGCCCTCATAGAGGCCCCGCTTGGGGATCAGGTCGTAGAGCTCGGGTGAAATCGGGACGGAGCGATTGCGCTTGCTCTTGGTCTGGGTGAAGGTCAGCCGGTATTTGCTCACCTGGGCGCGGGTCAGCCCCTGTACCTCAGACCAACGGGCGCCGGTAGCCAGGCAGAGCTTGACCACTGTCGTCAGTGCCGGAACGCGAGACTTGGCACAGCTGGCCAGCAGCAGATCGATCTCGGCCGCCGTCAGGAACGACATTTCATTCTCTTGGGTCTTCACCTTGCGCAGCCCGGTCAACGGGTGGGGGTTAGTCCACTCCCCCAACCGGATCAGCTCGCCGAACACCGCATTGAGCAGGCGCTGCTCATCATTGACGGTCTTGGCCCCTGCCGCCCTGTCTCGGCATCGCCCGGGAAAGATGATGGAGCCGGTGAGCCGACCCTCGCGGTAGGCCGCGAAATGAACCTTGTTGAAGTCAACGGCATAGGGGTCACCCATCGCGCCGGCCATCAGCCCCAGCTTGCGCCTGACCTGATCACCGGCAACCAGCGTCTGGCCGTGCAGACGGTACCACAGTTCGATGATGTCGGAGAGGCGGCGCTTGTCCTCGGTCACCTTATTGGCGACCAGCCAGGGGTTACTGTTGCTCTCTTCGAGCAGCCACTTCTCCCAGACCAGCGCCTCGCCCTTGGTGGCGAAGCGCTTGCGCTTGCGGGGGCCGTCACGGCCTTGCGGGTAGACTTCGGCAAGCCATGGGCGCGGCTTGCCGTCATCGAGTTTACGTACTGTCATTCAGAAATGATGTTCAAGATGTTGCCGTCGAGATCGACCTGAGCCACGACGGTATTTTTTACCACCCCACCAAATCCATTTTTACCGCGGAAGGTAGTGGAGACAATGAGCGAATCACCAAGGTCACGATAGGTAGTTTCAACATGCTCATAGCTGTCAGGGTCATTCATGCTTTTCTTTATCGCACGCTCAAGAGTGCGGTGTGAACCATCCCAAGCACTAAACTGTGACTCCAGTTTTTTAATTCTTGCTTCAATGACAGCTTTCTTGGCTGAAGCCTTATCAATCTCGGCCTGTTTGTCCTGCGCTGATTCATATGGGTTTACGGCAACATAATCCATAAAAGGGTAAGGCAGGTGAATATCGTCTGGCTTGACGCCATATTTTTTGGCGAGGAATGCTTTGAGTTTTTCCTCGTTAAGGTCACCGTTTTTATCTAAATAACGACTGCGATTTTTAATCCAATCACGGTAGACGCCCCACTCTTTTTCAGTGATGGTTACATTGGATGCAGATACGTCCCATACAATCCCATTGCAGTCTTTACCTGAGAAACCACATGAGTCAGAAAAGTAGGTGGCCTTTGCTAGATTGCTACCCTTTCCTGCGAACAACTTATCTTGTTCAACAAATACGGTAACAACCGGAATTCCTGTTTTATCAAAAATGTCGCTAGCCGCCTTGCGGGCTGTAGCGGCTCTGTCTCCTTTGGTTTCTGCTGTTGGCGCAGCAACAAAGAAAGTTTCCTTTCTGGATTTTGATTTCATATCGCCAGATATGACTGTGTAAGGTTTTGCCTCGCCAATCTCTCTAGGCTTAACCTCTTCAACTTTACTGGATGCAGATTTTGACTCTGTTGGTTTTTCATCGCCGCCAGCACATGACTTTATTGCAAAGACAATAACAATTAACCCTATGGCGCCAAGGATATAATCCTTTGCAGTAATGGCAGGGTTTTTAATTCCACAGTGTGGGCATACCTTTGCAGAATTGCTTACTTCTTTTTTGCACTCCTTGCACTTAACCAAGGCCATGTTTTTATCCCTCTTGATTTTTTATTGTTAAAAAGGGGCTTTTGGCCCCTGATGATTAAAATTTCTTCCCTACACGAACCACACGACCAACGATATGAACATCTTGGCGCTGTTCTTTTGTGACCACCTGTTCACCATAAACAGGGTTGTCAGAAATAATTTTGAGGCCGCCAAACGGGTCGAACTGCAGGCGCTTGACGAGCAGGCTTTCACCTATGCGCAAAACATAAATGCCATCCCGCAATGACTCACCGTTGCAAAGGCTGATCAGGATCTTCTCGTTGTTGCTGATGGTAGGCTCCATCGAATCACCCTTAGCCCGGATGATTGCCAGTCGCTCAGGTTTGAGACCATCGCCTTTCAATTCATCAGTTCTGAACGGCTCGGGAGGGAGTTTCAACTCATCGGCAATAACGGCGCCGTGCCCAGCAGATGCGAATACGTGGTAGCTATCGACGAGGGTGATCTCTTCTGCGTTAGCGCGGTACGCCGCCTGTGCATCTTTAAGTGAACTGTTGTCATGGCTCTGATCGCCAGCATCAGTGGAGGCATGTTTGCTGATAGGGGATGTTGCCAGCTGCTCGGGTACCTCACCAATACCCATGCATAACCAGACGAAGAGCGCAGGGTCATGCCCAGCAATTTGGGACACCAAGGCTACGGACGGCATAGTCTCACCGAGGCAATACTTCCTGACAACTGCATCACTAACACCAACCCTGCGCCCGAAAGAACTGTAGGTTTCTCTTCCTACTAGCTGTTTCATTCGGCTGGAGAACGCTTCCAGGTCAAAGGCAGTGCCGTTAAGAATCTTCATGGAATTACACCTCTGATCACAAATTCACACTTTTAAGTTGCGCACCTCTGCGTCATTGGATATTCTTACTTTAAATCAGCAACACACACCAATCGTCGGGATTAAGAGTGTTTTTCTGTTGATAGGTAAGAATTGGACGCATAGGAGCGCAGTATGACGCAACAAGACATCAAAAAACAGCCTATAGGGCGCACTGCCGCACCAGTAGGTGACGAATCTCACCAATCCGGCGACCTGTTGGCTGCTGCTGTATTGCGCGAGCTGGAGACCATCAAGCAGAGCTTGGCGCTCTCCGTCCTGCCAGCGATTCCGCTGGAAGCCTTCCTGACGATGTTGCGAGAAGAATTCAAGTTTGACCTGCCGGTGCGTACCGCTCAGGCAATGATTGCTGATGGCCGCATCCCCCAATTGCCAAAGTTGAGCACAAAGGACAAGCCGTGGGTCAATCTGGTGCGCTGGCGTGAGATGGCTAAAGAGCCGTCCAACTATCTGCATATGGCACATGAAAACTCCCGTCACCGCATAGCCAAACCTGCAACCACCAAGTCAAAGCAGCGCGCAGCTGCTTGACCTAACGGTAGCGATTGAGCACAGGGGGTTAAAGTGTCTACTCATAAGACTAGCGTACACCACGGATTTGAGAGCGCTTGTGATCGATTCAAGGCATCTCACAACCTTGAGGACATCGCCGCCGCTATCGGGATGCGTCCTGACGTGCTGCGCAACAAATTCAATCCTGCCCAGACCAAACACAAATTGCATGCGGTGGACCTGATCAACATCTACCGCGTCACCGGCGACGACACCCTGTTTGATGGCCTGCTGTTTGATTGCCAGCTCACTGCCGTTCGCCTCCCCTCTTCCGATGCGGTGATCAAGCCAGAGGCCCGCGCCCAGCAGGCGCTCAACGCTGGCGCCAACATCCTCGGGGTGACGGCTCAGGCCACCCAGGTACTCAGCGGTGACCGTGTCACCAAGGGCCATCGCAATGCGCTGGTCGGTGGGCTGATGGCGGGCATCGAGCACCTTTTCCTGCAAGTCATCGAGGTCGAACAGAAATTCAACTCAGTACCCACCCTCGCCTGTGCCGCTGACATTGCGCGCGCCAGCCTGGGCGCATAGGAGAACACCATGAGACTGAAATGCCCCCACTGCAACGCCCGCGCAAACATCCGTACCAGCCGGGATATGGGGCCACTTAGCGGCTCTGCCCGCTATCAGTGCAGCAATGTCGAGTGCGGCCACACCTTCAAGGTGTTGTTTGAAATCACCGAAACCCTGTCACCCAGCGCCATGCCTAACCCGTCCGTGGTGCTGCCAGTGTTCCAACGCAAGCAAAAGGAGATTGCCCAATGAGACTTCGCGCCGAGCAGCCAGGGCTGATCCCCGTGGCGCTCCTGCTGATGACCCGCGCCACCGTCGTGAGCGAAAGCAGCGAGCCGGTGATGCGCAACACCACCCCATTTGATGGCAGCTATCTGGAAGACCACAAGGGCCGCCGTGGCGCCCTGCGCTTTCAGCCGTGCCGCCAGCCTCGCCCGCACTGGCTGACCAAGCTGCTGCAGGCATAACCGGAGGGCCTCCCCATGAACGCAACAGCAAAGGTAATTCCGCTCGTTCAACAAACCAGCGCCGCAGAAGTGGCACTGGCAGAAATGCGCGCCCGCTTCGGCCGCAATGGGGCGGCCAGCCGCTGGTCACGCCTGCCGACTCGGGTCAAAGCCGTCATCTGTTATGCCGCCGGGATCTCGCCGTCGGCGGCATCGCAGGAGCTGGGCCAGTTCGAGTTTGACCAACAGGAGGCGATCCGGCTCGCACTGGGCGACCTGCTCGCCACCCTGCGGGAGTTTGACGGGTCTGTGCTGCACCGCCGCGAATGGCACCGCACAGCCAGCCGCATTGATGGGCCGACCCGCAGCGAGTTGGAACAGGCAGAGCTTGAGAATAAACGCCGGTCTGAGCTGAACGCACAGGCCAGCGAATTGGAAAACCGCTTGGCGGTTGCAAGAAAAGTGGTCGGAAACGGCCAATAAAAAACCCCGCTATCGGTGCGCCAACACCAGCGGGGCTTTCAATCAATCAACGAGGTAAACCTCATGAACAATCTTACAGCAGAACAGGCGATCCGCAAAGTCGCCAATTCCCTGATAAATACCCACCGCCCCCAGCTGGGCACCTGCCATTCACTCGCCATCGAGGCGAGCCTTGAGGCACTGGCCGAACTGGCCGACGAATTGAGCCTGATCGACATCTACGCCGAGCTGACCAAGCGCCTCGAGATCCTGCAGGGTGGCAAGAGACCACACATCATCGGCGTGGATCTGGAGGTGCCTGTCCATGACGTCACCGTGATATTCCTGCCGCCCTTTGCCCATGAGCTGCAAGGGGGTGCCAAGTGATCGCCATCACCACCAAGCACACCGCCCAATCACCGGCCGCTGCCGCCGCCTATCTGGTGCGCCACGGCTACATCAACGTGAAAAACAGCTGGCTGCGTGGCCAGCGTCACGCCGCCCGCATCGAGCTGTTGCCGTCTGGCCGCGCTCGGGTTCTGGAAGGAGTAGCAGCATGAGCAAAACCATCATGACCCTCGCCTGCCTGAAACAGTGGATAGCCGAGAACGAAGCGCGACTGGCGCCCACTGCCCCGCTCTGCTGCTGCGGCGAACTGGGGATCTCCATCCGTGTCGAGGCTGGCCATGTTGCCATCGACGAGCCGGATTACAGCGACATGGAAGGAGGTGCCCTGTGACTGAAGACCTGTTTGAACTGGAGCCGCCCGTTGACGAGCTGGGCAACTGCGAAGCAGGCCCCGCACATCTGCAAGCCCCTGCCCAAGTAAGCCAGCTGACCAAGCACTGGGAGGTGGCACAGGAGGAGTTCAACGCCTCGGGCTGCGATGCCAAGCGCAATCGCAATGTCACCATGGAGCTGCTCGCACTAGGCGCCATCCGCGCAGTGTACTGGCTGGCGCTGGGTAGCAACGAAGTAGCTCTGGCCAAAGAGATTGCCGAGTGGTGGGCCGATTGCGAACCACTCCACGGACTGGGGGAGACCATCAAATGAGCCATCAACAGCTGATCGACGTGTGGGTAAACAAAATGCTGAACGCCAGCAACGAGCTGCGCGACCTGCAGCGTGACCTGCTCGACCTGCGCCGCGACGGCCCGCACGGCCAGCGCACTCCGGCAAAAACCCATCTGACCCTGTGCCGTCTGGCCCGCCGTTCAGTTAAGGCGGCATCCAGCAAAGTACGCACTCTCCACACCGGAGGCGCCATCTAATGACTCGCCAATCAGCTTGCGGGCCAGCCCAGGCTTTGGGCGTCGTGCGCCCTGCATTCCTTCACATCAGCGATAGCAGAGCAAAAGTCGTAGAGGTAGAGAAGGCATACCGCGGTTACTGCGATGAGTTTGGTATTACTGACCATCAGGTCATCGTCAACAACAGCGGCGGTAAAGACTCAGGCGCAACCGAGCTGCTGGCAAGAGCAATTCTCGGCCACAACTATCGTTCTGTGGCGGCCGATACCGGCAACGAGCACCCGATAACCCTGGAGCACCTGCAAACCCTACACCTGCAACGGGGTGGGTCACCGGTTGAAATCGTCTCTGCCGAATACCCGCAAGAGATGTTCGACAAGCGCCGTGAGGCGATCACAAAGGCATGGCAGCGCAAACAGACTGTGATGGCTGGAGCCTATCGCGGCATCGTCATGCCATCGCTGGCCAGGGCTGATACGGCGTTTGCTGAGCTCTGGCGCAATCGCGCCAAGGCGCTGGGCTGGGGTGTGTTCGACACCCCGCTTGATGCGGCCTTATCTGCCCTGCAACGCTCAGGCAATCCATTTCTGGATATGGCGCTGATCCACGGCGGTTTCCCGCTGGGCCGTCAACGCTTCTGCACCGATGAGCTGAAAATCCAGGTGGTGTTTGACAAGGTGCTTTACCCCCTGCTTGACGCCGGGAAGGATGTTGTTCAGTGGTCTGGCGTTCGGGCGGATGAGTCGGAGAAGCGGGCAACCTACGACCGATTCTCTGAGGACAAGCGCGACAGCGGCGGCCACCTGTTTAACTTCCTGCCAATCCATCAGTGGACGGCTGCCGATGTGTTCGCCCTCTATCGATATTTTGGCGTTAAGCCAAACCCCCTCTATTCCCAGGGTATGGAGCGAGTTGGTTGCATGCCCTGCATTCTGGTGGCCAAGCCGGAGCTGGCAGAGATAGCCGCACGTTGGCCGGAAGAGATCGAGCGGGTGGCCAAGTGGGAGCGGCAGGTTGCGATGGTGTCGCGCTGGATCCACTGGATGATGGTTGGCCACATTGATCGCCGCCAGTTCAAGCCAATAACGACAGAGCTTTGCGTCTCGCCTTTTGACGTTAACAGCGCGATGGCGGTTCGCCGCAAGAAGGCTGGCCTTGCTTGGTCACACCAGGATGTTGTCAATGGTGTGGTCAGCAAGGTGACAAGAAAAACTCCGTTCAAGTTGGGGGTCAACGCCAGGCTCCTGCATCGCTCGTTCGTGGTGGATGTCGAGGCATACAGCGGCACCTGCATGCTCGGCCCGCGTGGCAATGTGATCGGCGGGTCAGTCCATGATGCCGTTGAATGGTCTCGCACCGGTCGTGGTGGCAAGACCTACGACCTGGTCACCAAGGCGATCGACGTCGAGGTGTGCAGCAGCAAATACGGGCTGTGTGGGTGATGAAAATGAGCCATGCAGCACAAACAAGCACAACCGGCCAAGTCACGCTTGAGCCATGCACCCATTGCGGCCAGATGGCCGTCTGCCAGCCGGTGATGGGTCGTCAGGGCATCCGCACCTATCCATATTGCGTAGAGAAATGCTGGCCTGCTGCCTTCAATGGCTCGCAGCAAACTACCAATAACCGCGCCGTGTGCGACTGCTGCGGGGAGTTCACCGTTGTTCGCCCTGTGCGGCTGGCAACCGGTCTGACAAAGCTCAACTATTGCGCCATGTGCCGTTCGCCTGCGCTGCGCACCATGCGCGACGTGCCGCACTGCATCTTCTGCAAAGACAGACTGCGCCCGCACCAATATGAGCGCGGTGTCTGCGGGGAGTGCTGGTAATGGCCGAGCCGATTATTCGTCACCTTGGCGGGGTCACACTGCCGCCAAATCTGCTGGCTGCCGAGCATCAGCAGCATATGGCCTGGGCAGATCACCGCCTGAGCCTGGTTGAGCAACACGTTGCCAAGCCGTTGGCAAAAACCTATCTGGCCCGCTATGCCACCAAGCCGCGCAGTGCTGCGATCTGGCTGCGCAATATGAGCGCGGCTTGCCAGCAGGCTGCCGAGCGCTTCCCTGTACCGCCGCATGAGCTGCGCAACGAGCTGCGCCGGGACATGATTGCCGCCGAGTGGGCGGGCCGCTGCCAGACCATACTGGCCGATATGACGGCAAACGGCGCAGTGCGCGCTGCCGAACTGCTGGAGGCGCTGGCAGGCCAAGCCAAGGCATGGCACTTCTGCCCGCCCCTGCCGACAGACCCGATCGCCAATCATGTGAAACTGCTGGGCCGCGAGCTGGCCGAGGGAGAGCGCGCAGCGCTGGCGCCCTTCGTGACCAAGTTTGAAGGCAATGCCGCCTCCATCATGATCCGTCTGCTGGATGAGCAGTGGTGGCGCCGCCGCATAACCAGGGCGTGGGATGTCTACTGCGAGCTGATCGCCATCTTCACCGGACAGGTACGCAAAGGGGTTAGCCCCTACGCAAGCCATCACGCCCGCCGTGAGCATCTGGCCCGCAAAACTGCCCAGTACCACTGGGCAGAGAGCCGCAAGGTGGTCAATGAGGCGCTGGGGCAGGAGTGCGATCTGCTCGAAGCGATGATGGCCTCGGTATCAAACCCGATGGTGCGCCGCTGCGAGCTGATGGTGCGCATGCGCGGCTTTGAGGAGTTGGCCAAGGAACAGGGGCACGTTGGCCTTTTTGTGACTCTGACAGCCCCGAGCCAATACCACGCATGGAAGCAGAACCAGAAGACCGGCAAGACCTTCCAGAACGACAAATACAACGGCAGCACCCCGACCCAGACCCAGAAAATGCTCTGCTCCCAGTGGGCACAGTTCCGCGCGGCGATTGCTCGCCGGGGCCTGCGCACTTACGGGTTCCGCATCGCCGAGCCGCACCACGACGCGACCCCGCACTGGCATGCGCTGTTTTTTGTTGAGCCAGAGCAACAGCAAGAATTTTTGACGCTGCTCACCTTCTACTTTACCCAGCGCGATCGCCATGAGCTGGGCATGCCGAATACTGAAACCCTCGACTATCTGAACCATAACCGCATCCGCAACAAGGCGGCCAAGGCGCTGGCGCTGATCAACATCAACGACAGAGCCACCATCAAGGCCATCAAGCCGCGGGTAGCGTGGGAGATCATCGACGAGAGCAAGGGCTCGGCCACCGGCTACATCGCCAAATATGTGGCCAAGAATATCGACGGCCACCGGGTCGGCTGGGACGAGGAAGCCGAGGAAGCCGTCGAAACCTCCACCACTGGCGTGGCCGCATGGGCCAGCCGTCACCGCATCCGCCAGTTCCAGCAAGTCGGAGGGCCATCAGTCACCGTCTGGCGCGAGCTGCGCCGCCTGCGCGATCAGGTGGTCGAGTGGGACGAGATTCTTGAAACAGCCAGGGCAGCCGTCAACGGTAGCCGCTGGGGCGACTTCATCAAGGCTATGGGCGGCATCATGCTGCCGCGCGCTGAACACCTGATCAAGCTATCAAAGCGACTGGAGAGTGAGGCCACCCGCTACGGGGAAGACCGCCTGCGCCTGATGGGGGTTATGTCGCAGCAACTCAACAAGCTGGCACAAACCCGCTTTGAGGGGTGGGAGATTGTGAAGAAGGGCACCAAGGCCAACCAGAGCAGCGGTGCAGGGGTTGTCTTTGGCGAGCGCAGCGAGTTGCAGTCAAGCGGCGGTAGCCGCGCCACTCGGAGTTCTGTCAATAACTGTACGGAAGGATCCAAAACAGGGGTTAAAGGATCCGCTCTGGCTAAGGAGCTGATTCGTATGGGTCTAGACGAGAGCAATGCCAGCCTGCTGCAGCACGGCTGCATCATCAACGCCGACGGCCAATATGTGCGACTGGTCGGCGATCGGCTGATTGTGACCCGCAACTGGCCAGGGGCAGGCGATGCGGTAGCCGACCAGCTGACCGCAGAAGTAGAGGCTGGGCTGCGGGCGGCGCACACGGAACGGGAAGAAATGCTGCGTCTACGAGTACGTGGGGCGGCGCTAGTTGGGGATGACCTGCAATTTATCAATGAGTTACCACTCGCAGATGCAGAAGTGGCATTGCATGAATTAAAAGAGACCGTGGATTGGATGGAGGATGCAATATGCTATCCACCTTCACCAAGCCAACTGGCCAAATTCTTGCCAAGTCAACAACCACTGATAAAGCACAAGAGAGCACGGTCAAATGACGAATAGCACAGCAACCAAAATTGACCAGGAAACCCTACGCCACAGATGCGATCTGATACTCGAACGAGGGTGGTCACCCCAAGAGATCCGCGATTGGGTAAACATCTTGCACCCTGATAATCGCCAAGATGCCAGCCGCTGGTTGGGACTTCATGCAGCAGAGGCAGTAAACCAGCCGGAACAAACACATTACCGGCCTTATCGCCACAATCCGCCGGGCGTCAATGCAATGAACCGCTGGAGCTATGAGGGATTAACTCCACGCCATCGGGCCAGTAGTGATGAGACCGATGCGGAACGCAAGCGAGCCATCTGGCAATGGATCGATGAAGGCGGTCAATAGCACGTGACTAGTTACACCTTGCGCCACGGCGCAGAGATTGCCAAGGTGCGGGTGCGCCTGGGCGTTGAGTAAGACAAAGGGTATGAAGTGAACTGTTGGCGCTGAAAGAGAATGCCACTCTGCGGCTAAAGCCATAGCATTGTGACCGGTCACAATGCAGGTTATCGGGAAGAGAGTGAGACAACTTGTCTTTACATGCAACATTTTGTTGCTTATAGTTGACCGTGAAGTCAAAGGGCTTCGAGCTATAGTCCAATAAAACATCTGAACCAATACTCATAAAACGACATCATACGACGCTAAAACGCTAAAACGCTAAAACGCTAAATCATTCAATCAGTTAGATGCAAATCTCTAGGATAAAAACATGGCTCAAACAGTACGCTTAGACGATGATTTCATCGCCGACGTGAAAATCCACGCGTCTGCTGCACATCGCTCTTTGCCGAAGCAGATTGAGTACTGGTCAAAGATCGGCCGCATGGTCGAGGACAACCCAGACCTGCCTTTTAGCTTCATCAAAGACGTGATGCTTGCTGCGGAGCAAGTCAAAGAAGGGCAAGTAACCCGCTATGTCAGAAGAACAAAACGAGATTGAGGTTTTTGAGTCTGGCCTGTTTAGCAAGCAGCTCAAAAAGCTCTCTGCAAATGACCTGAAAGTAGTGGAAGACGAGATCGACCGGGTCATCGATGACCCCGAGATTGGCGAACAGAAGAAGGGGGACTTGTCGTACCTGCGGGTGCACAAGTTCAAGCTCAAGGGGCAGTTGGTGCTACTGGGCTACTCCTGGAAAGACGCAGAGCTGCAGCTTTACCTGCTGAGCGTCGGCCCTCACGAGAACTTCTATGACGCACTGAAAGAACGTCGCAAGGCCGATTTGAAACTGATCGGTTGACTAAAATGGGCCCGCTCGGGCCCATTTTTCTATCTGAGCCCAGCAGTTCTAACTCCCGCTACCGCCAGTGTGCTGCGGATCAAATTGTGTGGGGAGCCAGGTGGACAACCTTGTCACTATCCCTGACCATCAATTTCCAGCCGATACGCCTAGGCGATAAGCCCTAGATGAAACACTGTCATACCCGCCACATGGAATGGACATATGAAATCTCAATACTACCCGCCAGTCTATCATGGAAAAAATTATCACTGCCCGCGATGTCAGGTTTATTCCTCTCAGAGTTGGACCACGTTAATGCTCGATTTAGGCAACTACTACCAACAATCCGAGTTTGAGGCATCAAGCTGTGCACATTGTGGATTGCAGTCATTTTGGTACCAAGAGCGTTTGATTGACCCGAATAGTAGCTTGGCTGAACCGATGCACCATGACTTGCCTGAGGATTGCCAAGCCGAGTATGAAGAAGCGAGGGATATCGTTGGCCGCTCACCTCGGGGGGCTGCTGCCCTGTTACGGTTGTGCCTTCAGAAGCTGATGGTCCATTTCGGGGCAGTAGGCAAGAATATCAATGACGATATCAAGTTCATCGTGGCCAAAGGAGTTTCTACCGAGGTCCAGAGGGCATTGGATATCTGTCGAGTAGCTGGCAATAACGCAGCCCACCCTGGGGAGTTAAACATAGAGGACACCCCAGAAATCGCACACATGATGTTCAAGATGATTAACTTCTTAGTTGCTGAACTCATAACAAGGCCAAATGAAATCAATGCCATGTTCGATCAGTTACCCCAAGGTGCGCGTGATGCTATTGAGAAGCGCGATGCAGCCAAGTAGCGAATGACCAAGGGCGCCTAAGGCGCCCTGTGTATGTTTCCTGCCGAAACTAACGTCCCCTTCCTTGTGTAGAACCGGTACCCTGCCGGCGGTGTTGTGCTGCTGGGCGGGGTGATTGTGGCTTATCCCGCCTTATTGGGGCTGATTGGGGGTTGATTGGTGTCGCGCTGTTGCGCGATACTGCGCGGGCAACGGCAAAATCCGTTGCCGGGATTTGCACCCCGCCAAACCCAAAGCGCACAACACGCGCCGGCGTGTTTTTTTGTGCGGCCCAGTTGTACCCGCGATTTCAGTTATGGCGGGCTGGGCAGGGCAGCCCTCGGGCTGGCCGGTCTCTTTGGGTCCCGGTAGTGCAAACCCTGTTCAGCTCGTCACCAGACCGAGATTTGCACCTCTTTTGGTGACGTTTACTTTGTTGACCCAAAGGAACGCATCATGAACAGCATCCGCTTCCATGACATCCAGTTCACCGTTATCCCCCATCACGGCCAACCCTGGCTGACCGCCGCCCAGATCGCCCAAGCCCTTGGCTATGCCAGAGAAGACGCCGTCAGTCGCATCTACACTCGCAATGCGGACGAATTTACCCCAGGTATGACCGGGACCGTCAATTTGACGGTCCCGGGAAATCCCATGCCGATCCCGGTTCGGATCTTCTCCCTGCGCGGCGCCCATCTGATCGCCATGTTCTCCCGCACCGCACTGGCCAAGGAGTTCCGCCGCTGGGTGCTCGATGTGCTGGACCGAGAGACCGCCGCCCAGCCGCAGCCCCTCACTGTTCTGACCGACGACGAGTTGCATTCGCTGGCGTGGCTCTGGCGCGCCGCCGATTACATGATGGGGGCTGCCCGCCGCATCTATCCCCTGCTCGAAGTGGCCGAACACCGCGAAGCCGGCACCTACTACTCCATCATTCACGAATACCCGATGACCCTGGCCGCCGCCCAGCGCATCCTGGCCGACAAGACCCGCCATGTGCAGCCCGCCACCCACGGCAACCGCGACTGGAACAGGCTGATCCCCCACCTGCACCGCCTGCCGACAACAATAAGTTGGTAATGTGACTGGTGAGGGACTGCTGGTATGAGTACCAGAAGGCCCCTCTCCTTTCCCTTATCTCTCTACGCTTCCCCACCCTATCTCTTGGCCATCAACACCATATGATAAATGTCGCCTCGATCACATTCCTGACTTGTTCTAAAGGATGAAGCTTGATGGATCTTTCGATTGCAGTTCCTTGGCTGTGTTTTTGCAACGTAGCAAAGGTAGCGCCAAAAGAGAGGGGCCAGAGAATACACCTAGACAGTGGGGATGTGAGGGTAATAACATGATTTAAAAGTGATTTTCCATGGTGGTTACATATTGTGGCGAAGTTATACGGAAAGCTCTATTTTCGGATTAATACCGCCATCCATCTAATCACTCTTAAGTTGCATAAGGAGATAGCAGTGTCCCTTAATCTAGTTAGTAATAATGAACATAATGGATTTATTCTTTCAGAACCCTTTGTTTTTCATAATAGCCTCGTCGTTCTAACAGGTAGGAATGGATGTGGTAAAACACGACTTTTGGAAAGCATTCAAAATAACATATCAATTGCAGAAATAAATGGGGAAAAACTATCACCTCAAGAAATAACATTAGTGGAGCAAGCAAAATTAACCCCAAGTTTTGGCGAAGAATATAATGATGCTCGATTCCAAACAAAAATAACGTCTACTCTCCAGATGTATGATCGAGTCAATAGTCAATTAGATATGCCTCTCTCTCTAGATACCTCTATGATGTATGACAGAGTAATGGAAAGTGGTATTCCCTACGCGCATCTTCATAAACTGTGCAATTCAATTTCTCGGCAGTTAGGTAAGAAAGCCAGTGAACTAACACATAATGAAATTAGAATATACTTTGAAGAGTTTTTTCATAGCGTACTTGGGTTTCAAAATCTATCTTTAATCTGCAATCAATATATACAGCGCAAACGTTTAAATAAATACCATCGTTATCTTGCGCAGCATGAACAAGAAGATGTTTCCTACTTAACGGATGAGCAGTTTGTTGAAACGTTTGGAAATAACCCTTGGGTTGTAATAAACGAAATAATTGCTTCAACATTTGACGGAAAATTTCATTTTTCTACACCAGATGAACAGTCTCTAAGTTATACTTACAACGCAACTCTAATTCAAAGAGATACAGGTAAACCGGTGACAATCAATGTCTTGTCATCAGGAGAAAAAACGCTCCTCTGGTTGGCGCTAACCCTATTTAACAGCCAATATTATAAGCCTTTTGCTATTACAGCTCCAAAATTATTATTATTAGATGAACCTGACGCATTTTTGCATCCTAAAATGGTTGTAAAAATGTACAAAGTACTAGAGGTATTCTCTGAACGTTTTTCTGTGAAAATAATAATTACCACTCACTCTCCAACGACAGTTGCACTTTCCCCTGAAAGTAGTACATTTATGCTGTGCAACAATAAAATCTTTTCTATTACAAAAGATGAAGGTATAGCCGAACTTCTTGATGGTATTACTCAAATCTCAATTAATCCAGAAAACCGCAGACAAGTGTTTGTGGAAAGCCAATACGATGCAGATGTATACCAAGCAATTTTTTCGAAACTTGTGCATAGTTCAGCATTAGTTGATTCAAAAATCTCTCTCAACTTTGTTAGTTCGGGCCCCAAAATGCCAGAACAGCAAATAATCGAGAAAACTAAAAAAATTCTTAATATAAATGATGATGCTATCCTGAAGGAATTTGTTGAGGCAGTAAATGGAGTTGGTAACTGTGTTCAGGTTATTGGACAGGTAGAGGCGTTGAAACAGAGTGATAATGAAACGGTTAGGGGTATAATCGACTGGGATTTGAAAAATCGTCCATTACATCATATCGCTGTATTAGCACCAGATTATGCGTACTCTATCGAGAATATAACTCTAGATCCTATATCTATAGTATTGCTATTGCATACTAGCAATCCTGATTTGTACAAAATGGTTGATTTATGTGGTCAAGATATTAATTGGCTAGAATGCCTAAATAACGACGATCACCTCCAAGAATTGGTTGACCGTTTTATCTATAAAATTCTAGGAAGAGAAAACAAAAAAGATGCCCAGCTATTATATGTATCAGGAAAAAAATTATTAACGGATCGCGAGTATTTGAGGATGAATGGCCACGATTTGGAGACTTTAATAAAGAATAAGTATCAAGGATTGATGGCGCATTGCAAAAAAGGAAAAGATGGCGAGTTGAAATATGCAGTTGTGAGCAAGATAATGCTTATGTTAACAGATGGCACTCTGATACCCAAAGCCTATGAACAAGTGCTTTCGGATGTTCAAAAGTAAAGCTTAACAATCCAAAGTACCCGACGAAATACAACGTCAGTAGAAAATCAATCAAGATCGTAACTGCGTTACCTGTCTCCTCAACCATCTGCCGCCCCTTGGCCAAGGCTAACTAGTTCACATTGGCCAAGGGGCTACAGGTGAGGGCAAACGACAAAGTAATCGCCAGGGTGTGGTCACACTATTTGTATTACACCCGCATTACAGCCCCCCTCTTTCCATAACCTTTCCAATTCTTGACTGACTTCTCCCCCTGAAAGCGTGAAAGGATCTGACGGAAAGTGAAAGATCGCAAAAAGGATCCGTTATCCCCCGCGCGGCCAGTGCTGGCGCGGGGAGCCGCTCCCCTCCCCCCGTCGTTCATCTGCATGGTTTTCCACACATAAAGCGGGCAGGCGGGGCGGGGTTCCGATTGCGCGCGCTGGGTGCTGGCAGGGGGCAGCAGGCTGTGCCAGCCGCTCAGGGTGCGCGTGACAGGATCCGCGAAGGTGAAGGGATGACCAGCGCCGCCGCCTCAACAGCGGGCCGCGCAATCGCTCTGGTGGCATGGTAGCCAGGCAAAAGAAAACCCCGCCATGTGGCGGGGTTGTTTGCTATGGGGCTGGGTCAGATCAGCCGGTCGCTATGGCTGGCCGTCTCACCGACCGCCAGCTTGTAGGGATTGAACCGGATCACCTCCTCCCCTGCCCAGTCGTTGATCTGCAGCAGGCTGGCCTTGAGGCTGTCCACCTCGTTCACATCGAACACCTGGGCGGCCTTTGTCACATCGCCGAACCCGCCGGTGTTGTTCGGCATCACCCCCATCAGCTGGGGCGGTACCCGATGGGTTGCCAGCTGGTCATCGCGGCTCACGTTCTTGATGGAAAGGAAATCATCCTTGGCCGCCACCTCGGCCACCGGGATCAGCTTCACCCCGTCTTTGCTGCCGTTCGGGGTGTAGAGCAACAGGTTGCGGAAGTTGCCGGGGCCCTTGCTCTGGCGCAGCGCCTCTTTCAATTTTTTGATGTCGTCCTCGTTCTGCACCGCGTCGGTGATGTGCATGATGAACCCGGCATGGCTGCCGTTCTCGTAATACTTGCGCCGGAACAGCGTGGCCGACTCATTCAGCAGCGTAGAATTCAGGCCGCCAACATAGTCGGGGATGCCATAAATCTCCTGATTGATGTCGCTCTCCATCACATGGCCCACCGAGCCGATCGGCATCTGCTGCTCCTTCCCGGGCTGCGCAATCCACCAATAGGCATCGAGATCCAGCCCGCGCCGCACATACTTGGCCCGCAGATGGTCATAGCGCAGCACCCCGCCCAGCCGGTTGAGCACCGCATGGGGGTAGCAATTGCCGAAGATCAGATAGTCATTCGCCAGACCGGTAAACGCCGTCAGGCTAAGTTTGGGATGGGGCACAAAGCAAGAGCGCAGGATATTGCGCTTCACCTGAATGGCCGAGGCATGATGCACCCCGGCACGATAAACCCGCGCCAGCCCCTGCAAACTCAGCGGCGGCTCATACCACCGCCCGTTGTGCATCGCCTCCAGGTAATCGAACACCTCCCGCTGACTCAGCACCGGCACCGGCTCGCCAAAGGAAAACGCCTCGATCGCATCAGCGGCGGGCGTTTGGGTCGCCGTCACAGGCGGGGTAGTGCGCTGATTGCGGCGCTTTTTCATGAAAAAATCTCCATCATGCTGGTATTGGTACCGTTGGCGCCTGCCAGCGGCTCATGTAGAAGGGCCTGCATGGTTGCCCATGCGATGTCGGCGTGGCTGACCTCTTCGGAGCGGCTCGCCTCAAAGGTCGGCAGCTTGCCGCCAGCGGTCACAGCCCGGCGAATACTCATAAACGCCTGCGCCAGGTCAGTCATACTGCTGTCAAACTCCAGCCGCCCCTTGTTCATCACATCCTGCGCCTTCATCACCATCTGGATTTTCACGCTCGGGTTGTACTGGATAGAGTGAGCCGCCGGATAAAACTGCTTCACCAGCTGATAAACCCCCTCCCCGATCCCGGTCGTATCGATGCCGATATAGGTCACGTTGTAGCAATCGCACATGGCGCGAATGGCACGCGCCTGCGCATCAAAGTCCATCCCCTGCCAGCGGTGGCGCTCCAGCACCCTGAACTTGCCGCCAGGCACCGAGGGCGGCGCCAGCACGGCACAGCCTGCGCTATCCCCCTGCCCACCCTTCGCCGGGTCATAACCGATCCACACCGCACGATTGCCGAGCGGCCGCAGAGCGTGGGGCTTGTAGTCATCCCACACCTCCCAACTGTCAACCATGCACCGTTGCAGCGTGGCGAGCGGGAACACGCTGGCCGTGTCATCCATAAACTCGCACATCAGCAGATTGCGGTACTCCTCCTCGGAATACTCGCCGCGCAGCTGCTCAAGGTCGAACAGGTCACAACCACCGCGCACCGCATCCTCAACTGTGACGATCTGCCGCCACTGGCCATCGGCGCACAGCTTGCCGCTGGCAAGATTGGTATGGCTCAGGTCAATCTCGACCCGGTCAGCCTTCGCCTTGCCTCGGTTGAAGTTGGCACCAGACCAGAACGAATAAGCGGGGTGTGACAGGCTGGAAGGGGTGGAAATGTAGGTCTGGCGCCACTTCTTGTGCATCGCCATACCAGACGCCACCTTGCGGAACTCAAGAAAGCCATGGATCCAAAAATACTCATCCATGTAGATGTTGCCGTGGTAACTCTGGGCCGTGCGGGCATTGGTGCCGAGAAAGTAAAGGTGCGCACCGTTCGGCAACACCATCGGGTCACCTTTCAGCTCGACCCCCTCCTCCTTGGCAAACTGGATGATGTACTGCTTGAACACATGGGCCTGCGCCTTGCTGGCAGACAAGAAAATCTGATTGCGGCCAGTCACCAGCGCATCGATAAACGCCTCGAACGCAAAGAAGTAAGTCGCCCCGATCTGGCGCGACTTGAGCAGATCTCGGATCCGGTACTCAAGGCCAGCCTGATACCAGACCCGCTGATAACCAAACATCGTCGACTCAAACCGCTCGATGAGCCGCTCCTGCTGCTCGGGCTCCACCACATTGCGCTCGGGCGCCTTCTTCGGCCCCTTGTTGCGGTTCGCCACCTTCGGGTTGAGATCGGCCTCATTGCCGCCGTTGCTGTACTTGTTGACCCGGGCGACCCGCTCAAGCTGGCGCCCCAGCAAGTCAATCTCCTTGAAATCGCCGCCGGTCTTCATCTCCTTGGCGATCAGCTGGCACAACCGCGCCTCCAGCGCGAAATCGACCCGGTCAATCGGTTTGATGTCATCCCAGCCGTCGCGCTTCTTCCAGGTCGAGACTGTCCCCTCCGGAGTCTGCAGCAATTCAGCAATGGCGCGGAGCGGATAGCCCTGAAAGAACAGGTGCATGGCCTGCCGTCTGGGCTCGATATGGGGGAAAAGTAAGGGTGCTGTAGTCATGGCGACAGCCTACCGCCCGTCAATGCCGAACGGATGGCCCTGCGGGTGTGTGGGGCCGCCACACACCCGCAACAGATTGAAGGATCTAGCGCACAAGCCAGACCATGAGCCCGACCAGAAACCCAATTACCAAAGGGATCCCAGCTCATGCCTAAGTCCAAATTTTTCCGCGTCGCCGTCGAAGGGGGCACGACCGACGGGCGCACCATCACCCGTGAATGGATTGAACAGATGGCCAAGCGCTACAACCAGTCCACCTATGGCGCGCGGGTCAATATGGAGCACATCCGGGGCTATGACCCGAGCGGTCAGTTCAAGATGTACGGCGACATCACCGCCGCCAAGACCGAAGAAGTCGATATGGAAGGTGAAAAGCGTCTGGCCCTGCTTGTGCAAATTGACCCGACCCCCGAGCTGGTCGAGCTGAACAAGAATCGCCAGAAGGTTTACACCTCCGTCGAAATCCACCCGAACCTGAACGAAAAAGGCGCCTACCTCATGGGTCTGGCCGTCACCGACAGTCCGGCAAGCCTCGGCACCGAAATGCTCCAGTTCTGCAGCAAAGCGAAGGTAAACCCGCTTGGCGATCGCAAGCAGCACAAGGAATGCCTGTTCACCGAAGCGCTGGAAACCGTCATCGAATTTGAAGACGACAGCGACAAGGGCGACAAAGGCCCCAGCCTGTTCAGCCGCATCAAAGAGCTGCTGGCCCCGGGCGAAAAGGCCACCGCCGAGCAGTTCAGCGACGTCCATCAGGCCGTCGAAGCCGTGGCCAAAGAAGTCACCACCATCAGCGCCGACCTGCAAAAGCAGTTCAAAGAGCAGGCCACCACCATCACCGAACTGACCAGCAAGCTGGAAGGCACAGAGAAAGAGCTGGCCGACCTGAAAACCTCGCTGGAACGCCAGGAAGATTTCAGCCACAAGCGCGATCCCGCCACCGGTGGCGATGGCACCACCACCGTATCCACCGATTGCTAAGGAGCATCATCAATGCGTAACGAAACCCGCGTGAAGTTCAAACAGTTCACCCAGAAAATCTGTGAGCTGAACAACGTTGAAAACGCCGGTGAGAAATTCACCGTCGCCCCGTCTGTCGAGCAGACACTGGAAACCCGCATCCAGGAATCCAGCGCATTCCTGACCATGATCAACGTGGTCGGCGTGCCGGAGCAGGAAGGCGAGAAACTGGGCCTTGGCATCAACACCACCATCGCCGGTACCACCGACACCACCAAGGAA